TGCATATAACTAAAACAACGTATTGGTTATATGCTAACTAGCCGTGTTGGTGACTATGCCACACAGGTACGTGTTAATGGTGTTCTAGTAAGACAGCAACACTTCCTTACTGAAGCCGAGGCCAAACACTGGGCTAATGAGATGAAGAAGACTGCTGGTGATGCTCGTGTTGTAATCGAGACAGCCAAGGTTGATGACATCAAACAAGGCAATGCCACAACCAATCTCAAGGACTTTATTGATACACTAAAGGGGATGACATCAAAAGAAGCGCAAGAGTTTATTGACACAACTGCATCAAAGTTAGAAGAAGAGAATGCAAACATTGGTTCTCACACAATTCAATCTAACATTGTCAGTGGCTTTATTGGTGATCAGATTGGTATGTCTTCTGCTGCTATGGGTGAACAACTTAGAACAGCACTACCAAGAATGGTTGATAACTACGCTCAGAACATCATGTCAAGATCAATTCAGAAGGATTATATTGATTTCTTGATTGACAATGAGCACAAAATGAATCCAACAACAAAGGATCTACTTGGCTTTTACATCAACACACAAATTGGTCTTCCATATGAGAAGGGCACAGCAAGAGACCTAGCTCATGGACTCTCACAGAAGTTAAGAGAGAACATTGATACACTACTAGACAGTAAGCTCTTTGGTTTCCATAACAGAGATAAGCACGCTGTTGATAGATTCATGGGTCTATTTAGCAATGCCTTCTATATCTCTAACATCCTGATGAAGCCGGCTATCTGGGTTGCCCAACCATTACAAGCTCTAAACTCATTTAGATCTGCGTTTAAGGAAGGTGAGACCCCACGTCAAGTCATGATGGCTTTTGGTGAAACAATGATGCAGTTGTCTCTGGGTAAGCAGTACCTAAAGAACAATCCTGATTTAGAGAAAGCTATCTACGATGCAAGCCAAAAGGGTAACGTTCTACATCCACAAATGGTTAACGACTATAATGATATGAGAATTGGCACTGATCCAAACTCATTCTTGAACCAGTCAATCGACACCATCTCTGGTAAGAAGATATCTGCTTGGGGTGATAGGGCTTCACGTTATGCCTCATTCCTGTTCTTCTATAACCTACACAAGCGCAGTGGGTTGTCCGGGGATGAACTAACTCGTGTCGCTTCTCGTGATGCTACTGAGAACATGGTCGCATATGGTAGCAAGAAGTTACCTGCTATCTATCGTGAGATGGGTATTGTTGGTGAACAGGGCGCTACACTAGCTACCTTCGCTCATACACAGTTAGGTAACATGATCGTTGATATCAAGGAGTTTGTGCAGCAACCCGGAGCAAGATCGGCCGCGCCACTAATTATGACTGCTGCTGTTACTTCACTACTGGGTGGTGCTATTGCCCTACCAATCATAGCTGAGTATGAACTACTACGCCAAGCTGGTATCAAGGCAGGGTGGTGGGGTCCAGATTCGTGGCCTAATGTCTCGGAGATGATCATGGACAATGCTCCACGTTGGTTGTCTATGGGTGGTCTCTCGCACATGACTGGCATTGACATGGACGCATCAATGCGTTACACATCTCTGTTCAATAAGATAGCTGATATTGAAGAACAAGGACTCATTGCCTTTGCACCACACCTAGCTTGGGGCAAGCAAGTTGTCAGTAACCTACCAACAGCATTTAGTACAAGTGCCACTGTACCTGAGAGAGATCAAGCCTTGAAGAAGATTCTTCCTAAGGGTCTGGTATCAGGTGCTGTAGATCAAGTTAGAAATAATGGTGATCTATTTGGTGGTAAGGGTCCATTGTTTACTCGCATGGGTAAGCGCGGACAGGGTGGTGTTGAACGAGATACTGCGGCTAAACTAGCACCTTGGGTTGGATCACAGACTACGAAACAGGCTATGGACACAAGGAAGCAACTAGCTAGCAAAGAACGTGATGCTGCTATTGATGCTCTTGTTGAGAAGGCTGTTCAATATGCAGTACATGGTGACTCTGAGCGTGCTAGTGCTACTATTGAACGTATGTTAGTTAAGGCCAAGGGATATAGCAAACAAGATCTTGATCGTAAGATTGAATCTCAAATAGCTAAGATGAATATCGAAGGTATCTTTAACAACTACGTTGATCCTAGAACAGGTCAATCTTCACCAGACCAGGAAGCCCGTATGGTTCGAGATAATCTAGGTGAGTATTTAAAGAGGAGAGAAGGTAAATGATAACTGTTGATGAATACTTAATGAACAGAAAGTCTGGACTTACTTTTGAACTTCTTGATAATGCTATTGATACTGTTGAAAAGGTTAATAAACTTTTAGATGCTTTTGGTTCACAGCGTAAAGTAACTAGTGGGTATCGTCCTGCTAGTGTTAATGCTGCTATACCAAATGCTGCAAAAAAGAGTAACCATATGCTATGCAAAGCATGTGATCTTGAAGATGTTGATGGTAAACTAGATAAGTGGTGTATGGATAATCTACATATACTAGCTGAAATAGGTTTGTGGTTAGAACATCCATCAGCAACTAAGACATGGTGCCATATCCAAACAGTTCCTCCCAAATCTGGTAAGAGAGTTTTCTACCCATAAAAATAGCCCGGCTAGGAATTAACCTAGACCGGGCTTTTCTTTTATCTACTTTCTAGATACCAGTCAATAAATGATTCTAGATATTGTGTTAGTGTTTGCTCAGATGGATTATAAATAGGCATTAGTCTTCTTTCTGATGAACGATAAAGGTAAATCTTAGGATAAATAAATCAAGAGTAAGGGCGAACTTGTCACCCTCAAACACATCTTCCCCAGTGTAGAGTTCGATGCCAACTGAAACACCTGAAATGAAATCAGCTAGTATAGTCATCAGATACCACAAACCCCAGAGACACAAGCTCTGTCAATGTTTTCTTCAAATACAATTCCTTTATGTTTAATTGCTTCTTCATAAGGTACTTCTGTTAGAGGTTGACCTCCTCGACTTCCATCTGGATAACAAGTAAAACCTCTGAGCCTTGGTGCATACTTGCTAAGTGTTGCTGCAAAGCGTTCAACATCTGCTTCAGAGTTTCCTTTAGTTCCCCACGCTGGTAGATTGATGGTGCTGCTGATGGACATGTCCACGTAGTCTTGAATATCAGCTTGGAACTTGATTCGTTTTTCGTAGTCATGACTTAGTCCATAAGCTGTTTCGATTTTACTTGGATCGAGTCCATATTCACGGATGAGTTGATCTGCTGTGCTATCGACAACGTACTCATACTTCCACTTTGTTCCATCAGTGAGATAACGTCGTTTATAAGCAACTGCGAAGAGTGGTTCGATCCCAGTTGTAGTCCCAGCCAAGATGCCAATAGAACCAGTTGGCGCGATGGCACGGTAAGCAACTGGTTTTGAGATAAACAAACGTTCGCAATGTTCATTTGCGCTTCGTTCAGATTCATTTTTATATACCTTCAACCATTGATGTAGTTCTGGTGTGACTTCATAGCCGTATCCTCGCTGGAGAAGCCATGCGTGAATACCCATAAGACCCAGTCCGAGGCGTCGATTCTTTTCTCGAACCTTGTAGACTTTTTCGTATGGTAGGTCGGCTCGTAAGGTTCCACAGACAAGGAACTTAGAACCCAACTCGACGACATGTTTGAACTCTTCAATATCTTTAATATTTGAAATATTAATTGAACCGAGGTTACATACATCAGAATCATCACTAGATGTAACTTCTGTACAAGCATTACGAAGTGTTTCATTTTGTTTATCACCAAAGTTAAAGCTAAAACCAGGTTCGCCAGTTTGCATGGCTTGACGACAATTCTCTACGAACGTATGTAAATTAGCACGATCTGCATTATACAACCACTTATCATCATAGTTAACAGAGATATTAGTCATGTCTAGTGGTGCTGGAAAGTTGAAGTCTTTATTCTTTAATTCCTTGACTTGTTCTGACCAATTCTTTGCTTTCAGAAATGCTGGAATGTCCTCGTGCAGCCAATTTAGTGATGCGTAAATTGCACTGCGACGAGATCCTCCCTGCATCACGCCGCGCCCCACCTCGTTGATCATCTGCATCAAGGGAATTGGACCACTGGACAAGCCACCAGTACGACTCAATGGCTTCCCTTCTGGACGTAGAATGCTGTAGTCGATACCAATGCCTCCGCCAGTCATTAAACAACTGACTGCTCTCTGTGTTAGGTCTGCCCATTCTTCTCTCGTATCATGCTCTGCACGTAGTAGAAAACAATTGTTAAAGTAACTATTCTGACGACCGGCATACCATAGGTAACGACCACCTGGGACGAACTTCATCTCTTTAATATACTGTGCTAGCTGTGCTCGATCTCCTTCTGACATAAGAGCACGATCTTTGCCCCACCGAGTACCACAAACATCCTCAACAAGGCGATCAGCAAGAGCATCCCATGTATCTGTTGGACCCTGTGCGTACTTCTGCTTGAAAATGTTCTCGGCAAAACTGTTTTTGAATCTATTAATTTGCATTTAAATATTCCTGTAGTTGTTTGTTCCAATCATCGTTTTCCCAACGATGTTCTAATTCTTCCTTGGTCTTTCTATCTTTGTGCTGTTCTTTTTTAACAGGATTTGTTGGCGACTTCTTCCCAGTATGATTCTTCTGAGTCTTCATAGTGTTGTAGGATCTTATCTAGTTTATCTTCAATAGTGTCTTGTAATAGGTCTACAAGCTCCTCAGACGAGAGATCAAGGATTTCCAATAGGTCCACCTCAGTCTCTCGTTTAAGATCGTCTAGAACGTCAGTAAATGTCTTTGTGGTCATTTCTTAGTAGAATAAAAGAGAGAACGATCTCCAAATAGGTAGAAACCAATTGCTGCTGCAAAGTTATCGACTTCAGGGCCGCAATTATAAGAACTTAGTTTGCAAACAGTCCATGTACCAATAACACCAACAGCAATAGCTGGACGCATTAAACGAATACAAGCTTCTACCCATGGATAACTTGCGTTGGTTCCTCCTGCACTATTTAGAACTTCAAATTGTTTAATATCAAGTTCTTTCATTTTAACCCAGTCATCAATTGTTGCTGGTTTAAAATTATCAGGAGCAATGTACTTGTTGATAACAGACTCACCAAGTTTAACAACAAGCGGCCCGAAAGCCGCTAACATCGTAATAGGATCAAACATTATGGCATCCAAGTAAAGAGTTGATTGTCTAGTTCTTTGGCAAGAATGTTATTGATTGTCCTAGCCACTTCGCGGATTTCCCATTGGGCATGTTTATCTGCACGGAGTTCGATGAAGTCAAGCCACGCTTGGAAATTTCCTGTAACAATAAGCTCGGTGGTAGTGGCTTCTGGTAAGACAAATCTGGCATCTTCTTTCTTAACACCCTTCTTGATTAGTTCCTGATAAAGGCCAAGAGCATGTTCATATAATGTCTCCACATCTAGATTGTTTTCCATACTAGTAGGATAGATAAAGTCTGTGTCTTTCTCAGAACAATATCGTTGACTACGTTGTAGGAAGTCTAGGTGCTTTGAACGGACAAACTGATGACTACAAGAACGACTGATGCCACTTACATGGAATGTAGCGTGAGCAAATCTTAAGGTAGCTAAATGTCCTTTGTCTTTGCAGCTAACAGCGCGTTTAACACACGCTGTTTCTTCCAGACTTGAATTGTAACAGATACCAGCATACTCTCCAATTTGTTTAAGAGCATTAGGAGTAATAAATTTGAGTTCAACGTTCATCGCCTGACCCAGAAATGGTATTGTTTTCCTTTCGCTGAGATAGTTTAGCCATGTTAATAGTCAGCGCGTCGTCTGGTGAGTAACCAACAGCATCTACAAGACGAACAGCATACCAAAATACATCGCCCAGTTCTTTTACAATACCTGCGGGATCATACTTACCGTCACGAATTAGCTTCTTTACTTTACCCGCAACTTCGCCTGCTTCGGATACGAGGCCAAGAGAGAGGTAGTATAGTTCAAGATTTGATCCACTTCCTGCTTCGGGATAGATCGCTGTGCCGTTAGTGAAGTCGAGATATTCGTTGAGTGACACACCATTGTTGGTACTTTTTGCTTGTGTATTTTCTTGCATTCCGGTTCCATTATTTGGTTTTGATTTAAGTTCGTGCTTAATACGCTCGATGTTAAACATAGTAAGATTGTTAATCCATTTTTTAAAGTCTTCATAAGATTGTGTGCCTTTCGCTTTGTTACATGTTTTACAACAAGGCACGACATTTTGTGGAAAATATCCTAAAGTATTATCAATTCTATCTATACCAGAATAAACATAGGATTTAGTCCTATTCTTTTGTATATTACTTGGAGGTGATCCACAATAATGGCAATTACTTTGGAAGAGGTTTTCACATTCTTGTGGTGTTAATTCAAACTCTAAATCTCTTGCCAAAGCATTATATTTATATGTTCCTATAACTATATTTAAAGTGGCATTATCTTTCATACGTTTTTCTATTGTTGTTTGACTATTAATTCTATTTGTCTCATCTTTAAGACAACCACATGACTTGATAGCACCTGATTTAAGTTTACTAGTAATAACTGTTGTAATATTACCACAATCACATTGACATACCCAAGTGTTCTTTGTACCAGACTTATACTTAAGTGGTTGCCCTTTTGATAAAACTAAGAGACGATTAAACTTTGTTTGAATCATTTTTTAATTCACGCTTTAATCTTTCGATATAGACCGTAGCATCCATAAGCTCTTCTTGAAGATGTTGGAGCCAACCTTTGAGATCAATATCTGTTCTCTCTGTTGTTGTTCCATACTTTTCAAATCCTTTTTGTGCTCGTTCTGCATACTGAAGAACTACATTAAATACGTTTTCGTCTTGAATTTTATTTTGTTCCATATTTTTTCTTTAAGTATTTTAAACTAACAAACATCTCATCAAAACAACCATCTTGTACTTCGTGCAAAACAACTACACCACGCCAATGCTTGTTAGTTTGGTGGTCTAGATAGTGTTCATCATGCTCGTAGCAAGAACCAGCAATGATACAAGTGATAGTACTGCCGTCAGGGCGCTTTCCATATGCCACCTGTTTACCTTGCTGATGACCAGCGATACAAGACATATGTAACTTAGATACCATAGCAGAAGCCGTTGTTGCTGGCCGCCCCATAACTCCAGTAGGAAAATAGTGGCAGTAAGCAATACCATCAATAAATACAGGCTTAAGGAAGGGATGGACTTCCCAATCTTGATAAGGTAAGTCTTCATATTTTATAAGCCCTTCGAGTTTCGGATCATTTTCCACCGCCCTTTGAATGCGCTGCTCATGGTTGCCCAAACAAAGAACGAGGCGAGGTTTATATTGTTTCTCTTTATTTTTCTTAGCCCTTTGGTTGAACTGGTGAAGTGGTGAGACAAGGCATTCCATCGCATCCTTTGCTGCTTGGATGTCCTTGATGTACCGCTTACCCTCGAAGCTCTTTTTACCCACATCATAGCTACTTAGGCTTTCCATATCAGCGAAGTCCCCAAGGTGGATAACAGTATCTGGACGTTGATCCAAAATATACTGTCCAATCCACGATAGGAACTCGAAGTTATCACCATCTTTACATTGTGTGTCCGGCACGATTAGATGTTTCATTGATAATGACTCCTGATTTCTTCAAAATCAATTGGTTTATAATTAATCTGTTCTACGGAAACATTAAAATATTTAGGATCTTTTAAAGAGTTAGCGTGTAAGTGACCGTGAATATTTGCTTTCCATCTAGCAATACTTTCAGGATGAATTGGAATATGCGTTAGAACAAATTTGTCTAGGACATGACTACCTCTAACATCCTTAAAATATTTAGAGTATTGACTTAATTTAAAACCATCATGATTACCCTTAATCAAAACTTTTGTACCATTTAAACGCTTTAAAATAAACTCTAATGCTGTAAAGTTTTTAAAACCAACGTCACCTAAATGATAAACTTTATCATTAACAGATACAGTTTTATTCCACTGTTCAATTAGATATTCATCATGCTCATAAATATTATTAAACTTTCTTAATGGACTACCATCATTACGTTTAAATGTTAGGATATTCCCATGTCCAAAATGTGTGTCACTGATTAAAAAAGTTTTTGCCACTTTGCACCCATTGTTTAATTTGTTCTACATCTCTGATGCTACAGTAAGCAAAGCCATACTTTTCAGCCCACTTAGCATGAGTCATCTTAGTGCCACCACACAGTTTATTTGGATTATCAAATACGAATCGTAAGTCAAGATCAGGATGTTGCTGCTTCAACAGAACATACTTGTACCTTTCTTTATGATCACTTAGATAACCCTTTCCTTCTAGAAGGATACCATTACTAAGAGTAAAATCCACTGTGTATTTATGCTCAGATTGTGGTATAGTATAGGGGATCTGAGTAACTTCATATGCCCAAATCTCATTACAATCAGTTAAAATCTCAGCTAACTTAATTTCAAGTTTACTTCTAACCTTGATTGTCTTCCCAGTCCCATCTTGCACGACATGCTTCAGTGAAGTCTTTTCCGACATATAAGTATCTCCGTTTTCCATTAGACTGTTCGTTACATCTAGCAACCCACTTACCAATGGAAGCTACGTAATTAACGCCCTTTACTCCGCTTGTGTTTGACTTGTACGTTCGTTTGTTTTTTTGTTGTGTAGAAAAATCTACCCAACGAACGTTACCAATCTCATAATGACCATCGTTATTAATACGATCTAATTCAAAATTAGGAGGTCGTGGTCCTAAGTGTGTGATAAATTGCTCATAGCTAACAAAATTAAACTCAATACCACGACCACCGTAATCTTTAAATCGTTTATGTTTTGGATTAGTGCAACGACGTTTGGCTTCGTAATAGATCCAATGCAGTTGTTTATCTTCTCTACTTAACATTAATTAATCCTAGAGTAAATTCACCTAAGCTATCACTTCCATCCCAGTCCCATTGTCTTGGATACCAGATGTCTGTGTCTCTATCGTAGTAGGCACCATTGATGTATCTTGATTCAAAGACTTCATATACTCTGACATCGTGATCACTTCTTGTCGCAAGTCGACTGGTAAAACTAAGCCGTGTCTGTCGCCCCATGATTCTCCTTCATTACGCCAAATCCATAGGCAATTAGCGTTCATTGTAAAACGTTGGGCATCGTAGTTATACTTCTCCCAAACAATCTCAAACATATCTTGTTCATCGTCAAGATGATCGATTAGTTTACCAGCTTTTACAGGACCAATCTTGTCAACACCAAAGATATTATCTGACTTATCGCCGATTAGCATCTGTTTATAGAAGTGTCTTAGACCATCTTGCTTATTAACAGAATCTAATTCTACCTTTGTCCAGTTGTAATGTCTGCCCGGAATCATCCGTAGATCTTTATCTAGTGAACAAATAATAGTATCTTTGTTTTGACTAACTCCTAATAGATCATCTGCTTCGCAACCGTCACTAATTACTGCGTAGTGATTATCAACAAGATACTTACGACAATCTTGTAGATAGACAGGTGGTACTGTGTCTTTTCGGTTAGCTTTATATTCAGGATTGATCTTCTTACGGAAGTTATTCTTGCCTGTTAGGAATACTCTATATTGCGTAGCGTCTGTTGCCTCAATGATTTGTTGAATAAGGACATCCATTCTATAGAACGCGACATCCTTTTCAACATCTTCTGGTACTGTGGCAGCACAACGATAGGCAACTAGGTCTCCATCAATTAATGAACAGATCATGAAACCTTCATCTTATTTGTGTATGCTCCTTGTCCATTAACCTTAATGGCCGGGGCTGAGATAACTTTGACTACGTCCATTGAATTACAGGTATCACATGGAGCACGATGTCCATCTTCGACAAGACGATCGTACTCGGCGCCACAAGTATTACATTTAAAACTCTGTAGTTTTCGCATGTTGTTTTCCTACAATTGTGTGAAATAATTTAACACGATCTTCCTTATTCAGAAGATTGCGTTTCTTGGCTAGTTCCGTTGCTGCCTCAAACTTGTCATAATGAGACTTGTTATCTGTAATCAGAGCATTATTCTTATCTTTACGGAAAGCAGCCCAATCTCCGATAGCATATTCACCAATACCACATTCTTTCCAACCCTCATTTAAGAGTATTTCTTTTGTTTCCTCTAGTGAATATACATAGAACATCTCATCAATATCTGTATCAGTAACAGGAGGGTTACAAATATAATTGCTTCCTGTCGGAAAAGAGCATAGGTATAAGTGATTTGGTATCATGTTAATCTCATTAGGTGGGAGGGTGGTGGATAAGTTTCAGAGATCAAGTCTCGTCAAACCTAAACGGAGTCGTAGTCCACCTCTCCCATTAAACTTTACATAGGAATATCTTCGTCTGGATCAAAGTCAGGTGCCTTGACTGGATTAGCCACAGCTACCTTCTCTAATTGACCAAAGACATAGGACTCGTAGTACTTAGCTAGTTCTACAACTTCTTCCTTAGAAGGATTCTTCTTATCAGTCTTTAGTGTATCAATAGCTGCACTGATAGAGGACTGACGTACGATGTAGACCTGCTTGATAGCACGCTCTTCTGGTGTCTCGAAGGTAGACTTAGCCGGAGTAGCTCCGCCAGCCTTGGGGGCTGCCTGCGCTGCTGCTGGAGCACCAGTCTGCTCGATCTCAACATCACCAGCAGAGATACCAATCCACTGCCAGTAACCATCATTGTCCTTCTCACGAAGCAGAGTAAAGACATCGCCCGGACCAGCATTCTTTAGTTCATTATATACTTCCTTAGAACCAAAGGGCATGATTTTCTTACTCTCAACCTTGTTATCGAATGAGATATTCTTATAAGTAACTTCAAGGAATTGATAGTCCTTGTTGGATTTGGTCTTGCCATTACCTACTTCTACTGCTACTACTTTAATCTTCATTTGTTGAGCCATTGGCTTCTCCTATATGTGTACTACTATTGTACTTCAGAACTTAATTTCTGTCAATTCTTTCATGTTGAGGCCGACAGAAACCTCACCCAACATAGGGACATTCCATTCGACACCATAAGCCTGTGTTACTAACTTAGGTAAGTCTAGGAATACTTTGTGAAACATCTCAGCTACTCGTTGAACTTCATGCTCAGGTACGTCAGCGACAATGCTATCATGGACAGTGCTGATAAGCTTACCCTGAATCCCAGATCGTTTCCATCGTTGGTAAAGAGCAACCCTAGCAACAGCCATGACATCAGCTCCGCAACCTTGATTAGGATAGTTGGTAATGTCAGATTCATTCCACTTTAATTCTCCATTCCATTTCTTGACTGGTTCAAATTGATACTCACGTCCAAAAGGACTTATAATTTTTCCTGTTGTTGTTGCTTGTTTAATATATTGTAAGTGAATAGCTTCTATTCGTTTATACTTACGGTAGTATTTGTCAATAACATCTTGCCAAAACTCAACTGACTTTGACACAGGCATGAAATCAGGGTCTCTTGAGTAAGCGAATGCTGATCCTCTATAAATCCATCTAAACAAAAAGACTTTTGCAATAAGTCTGGATGGTAGATTGAAAGCAGACTGGTTGGCCTTGTGAATGTCATACTTTGTTGGGTCATCAATAACTCCTTGCCATTCTTCTAATCCTACTGGATCTTGACTTAAGAATAAATAAGTACACCACTCGAGTGATTTTGCATCGACGTTGACCACAGGCATTAATATCTACTCACACAAAACATTTTAGCTTCTCCCGGCAGATTTTGTTGATTGGGTTTAGTACTACTAAGTCTACCAGTAACTGCTGTACATTGATTAAGATTACTGAACAGTGTGTCGTTAGGCCAATCCATTTCTCGAATGGTCTTTGGCAGACCTTCAAGATAAGTTGACTTTAACTTACACAACTTGCTACGCTCAAGTACCTTCTCAATAATAAACTTACCAGCCTTGTTTGTCTTAACAGACTTTAGTGTATCTTCATCTGTACTATAGTAACCTTCTTTCTTTAACTCAGATCCTTTTGGTGGCTCAATTATTCTCGGGAGCGTAAACTCGTTTTTAAGAATTTTATATCGAACTTCACCGACTTTAGCTCCAGATTTAAATACTCCGCAAGGTACTCTAGTTTCTGTTGAAATCTTACCACCATATAGAAAGACAGACATGTGATCGCGACTGTCGAAATTAATAGGAATATTGTTAGTAAATTCACGTAGTTGTCCTTCTAATTTATCAATTTGTTTTGTTAGGTCAGTTGATTTGGCTAAACTGGCGTTAACGTCATACAGAATACCATTCATTTCCATCTCATGAAGTACGATAAGATCATTACAATGTAATCTGAATAGTTTAAATTGTTGTTGACGTTTTGTCTGAAACAGTTCCACTTGTTTTAGGAATACATTGTAAGTACCCTCAACGTCGTAGGCACCATACTCTGCTAGGATGTCAAATGGAATTTGATCAGTATCAATGCCAGCATCCCAATATTCTTTTACCTTATCAAACTTAGGTTCAAATCCATAATTCAACAGTGTTGTATTTAAATCAGGATATTTCCAAGTTTGATTAGAGAATATGTACTCAGCTAGCTGACAATCCCACACAGATCTAGCTTCAAATCCTAGCTCTTTCCTTAACCAAGCCAAGTCGAACTTAAGATTAAAACCAACAATGCAGCTAGCACCATTGAGATCAGCAAGTGCGGCATTCCAGTTGTCCCGTGTATATACTTTAACAGCATTGGCTCCCACCTTTACTTGCACAGTGACAAGTTTGTTTTTCTGGGTGTGTGGATTGCCCTTGTTCGTAGTTGTGGTTTCCACATCCACCACAACTGGATTCTTTAGCAATGAATTCAAAAGGCTCATATTGAATTAGTTCCTCCAGTCCTGCTCTCTTGATTGCACGAGATAGGAAGGTGTTAAAGGTTTCTTCGGCGTGTTTCTCATTATAAGCCTCAACTGTTACGTTAATAGGTAGATCAAACTTCATTTTTCTTGTTTCCATATTGATTAAATCCCTGAGGGTTTTTAATGGCTGGGTCACTGTTAAGTACTCCTGAAGCTACGTTAATAAAGATATCATCACGGAAGAAATGATCTTCTGACTTAAAGAATTTAGCTAGAGCCTTAGCCCAATACTCTTTTTCTAGATGATTTAGTTGTAGTTGGTCTCTAATAAACTTGGCTAGTCTATTAGCTGTTGATCGTTTAATAGCTGGGTAAGTCATAAGTATGATTCAAAAGTAATCAGGCCAGCAATATAACAACTAAGTCCCATAAGAACTAAGGTTGAAATGTGGAATTCAAAATACATTAGATTTCTCCGTATCTAGCAATTTCTGGTATGATTCTAACTGTTTCTCTGCCATGTCTAAGGTTGGGATCAGTATCAGCATCACCCACCAATTTGTTTTTAGACAGGGAGAGATAGCGCATGTATTCTTCAGTAGTCTGATGTGACTTCCCAATACCGAGAATCCAATCTGCCTCTGCTTGTTTAGCTGTTTTAGCATTTGCTACGTTCTCCATTGTTAACCATCTTTTTCCTTCGCCACTTGCATCAGCTTGACATACTGCAATAACAGGGCAGTATTGCTTTGCAAGTTCTCTAGCCCAGATATAAATTGCCCCAAGTCTGAGGTCTTCTCTGTCGTCGGTAAAGCCTTTAACCTTGTCAAGTTGGTCGAAGATAATAAGACTTGGTTCCAACTCTCGCACAACCTGTTCCACTTGCCTACGATGTATGGATGCGCTGTCCCAAATCTTAACGTTGGCTCCACCGAGTTCCAAGTATTTTTCATGGTTGCCCTTGATATCTGAATAAAGTTGTGTTAAAGAACAACCAAGCGTGGCTTGGTATAGCCTTAGTTGGACTTTGTTTCCTTGTTCTTCGTTGTTGATCCAGAGAATCGGTTGTTTAACTTGTGATGCAAAAAAGCTAACTTCCGAAGCAAGGAATGTTGTTTTGCCTGTTTCTGGGCGGGCGAAAATAAACCCAAAGTCACCTCTTCGTAAAGAACCAAGCATTCTGTTAAGAGTAGGTAATCTCCAGCGTAAGCCTTGGGTGGTAACTGACTCATTATACAAAATCTCCAGATCATTAGTTACAAACATAGCCTCAGGAGCCACACAATCGCTCTCTGCTGCATTTAAATTCTCGGCTAATACCTTGAGGTCAGAAAAGTCTTTACGGCCCTCTGAGACCGCTAGAGCAGCTTCTGCTAGGGAGTAGGCCATTTGACGATTCTGGGCATCAGTGATGATATCAGACAGGATAGTGTTTTGTGTATCAACAGTAGATAATTCTTCCAACAGTAGCTCTAATACTTCACGATCTTTTTCAAGACAGTTAGTCAGAACATACAGAGAGAATTATCTACTGTTGATACACAAACCA